TCTGGCGATTACTCCACGGGTGCGGCCTCTGGCCGGTGCTCCACGGGTGCGGCCTCTGGCGATTACTCCACGGGTGCGGCCTCTGGCTTGTGCTCCACGGGTGCGGCCTCTGGCTTGTGCTCCACGGCAGAAGTAAGCGGAAAAGATAGCATTGCCGTTGCTAACGGTTACAAAAGCAAGGCTCGTGGGGCAATCGGCTGCTACATCGTCCTGACTGAGTATGATGATAGCGGCAATATGTTGCTGGCCAAAATGGCAAAGGTTGACGGAGCCGTTATCAAAGAGAACACCTGGTACACGCTCAAAAGCGGGGAATTTGTGGAGTGGAAGCCATGAAGAAGCATTACAACAAGCGCTGGCTTGAACAGCGTTGGGATGCAAGGCAGCCGGAGCGGCTGGAGCATATCCAGATGAAGCGGCAGCTGAGAGAAAAAAAGGAGGGGTGCGGCAGTGAAGAAGAGCATGGGAATTGCAGAGTGCTGCCAGATCATGCGTGATAACGACATTTCAGTGAGCGAGCCGATCTTTACCGGTATGATTCAGGCCGGCAGCTTCCCGGCATGGGCGGTGCCGTCTATTGACACCAAGAGTGCCGCCCCGCTGATCTCCCGCGCCGGATTTATGGCGTGGGTGAAGGATTTTTACAAGCTCGAAAAGGTTTATACAAAGGAGGATCCGAAAGAATGAAGCTCAAATCTACTACTTACTACTGGTTGGCTGTCGTTTTTGGCGGCGTTGGAATGGGCGCAGCTATGGGCGCAGAGGGCACCGCGCAGACCACCGGATACATCTCCGGCACGCTGTTTGCAGTGTCGCTGGTGCTGATTTTTGCCGCTGTTCTGCTGGCTCGTCTGGGCTTTGCAGCAGAGGACAGGGAGAGAGCCGCAAAGCGGCGCAAGTACGGCAAGATCAACCGCGCCCACGCCCGCAACCCGGAATACCCGGATAATCAGGAGCGTGGGGCATGATGACGGCGAAACAGTACGTTGAGGACAAAGTCAGATCCTACACGCGGCTTGCCGAACGTTGCAAGCGAGAAGCCGAAGCCTCAGACGACATTGTTGTCCGGGCCGAATACTCCGCGCGGGCAAGCGTCTGGGAGATGTGCGCCGAAGAAATGGACAACGTGCGAGAGATCCTGGAAGAGGAGTCGGGGGAGATCACGTATGCCTGACACTGTCCACCATGTCATGTGGTACACCGTGTATGACGAAAAAAAGAGCCTGCCCGTGCGCCAACACGGACAAGCCCAAAGGGCGATGAGTTGCAAGGCCCATCTCCCCGAAGAATAGCACACTTTGGAGGTTTTGTAAATGAAAACAGCGCCTATGACCAAGCACCAGCGCATCAAGGATCTTTCTAACAAGGCTGAGGGCATCTTCCATTACATCGGGCCCAATGACCTGCTGTTCCGGCTCATCAGCACCGGGAACCAGCTGGCCAGCGAGGTGAACCACTCGGTAGCCTTTTTTACCAACTTTGCCCAAAGCGGCCTCATGTCCGGCCCTGCAAGCCGTAGCTGTATCGACCAGATCTACCGGCTGGTTGGCACCCTGATGTGTCAGATCGACGTTATCCATGCTGCCGCCGGGGAGCAGATCATGCCGGAGCCTTTTGAGAGCATCGACTATTGCTATGGGGTAGAGTACCGTACCCTGTTGCGTGAGGCGGTGATAAAGGGCCTGCCGGACAACTACAAGGGCCCCCAGCAAAATCCGCCCCAGATCAGCCTGGTAAGGCCTGCTGTGTCCTTTGGCCACCCGAAGGAAGAGCTGGATTGGGACCCTGACGAATTCGACACCGGAGAGTTTCTGAACTTCAATGCCCAGGAGGAGCCCCGGGACCGGAAGATCGTGTTCCACTGCACCAAGTCTGAACTGGATTCTATCAAACGCTACGCCGACATCATTGGAATTTCTTATCAAGAGGAGGACATCCATCATGCCTGAGACGATCCACACCACCCCCACGGCTGCCGCCGGGCAGCTGACCCCCATGCCAGAAACTGCCGAGGCCCTTACCCCCGGCCAGGCCCAGAACACCGACACCGCTTTTAGCAGCTGGAAGTTGGCTTGTAGCAAGGGCAAGGCTTATGCCCAGCTGCCGGACGGTATGGTTCCAAAGAGCTACGCCAAAAACGTTGCCAGCTGTGCCGTGGCCTGTGACATGGCCAACCGTATGGGCATGGACCCCATTTTTGTGATGCAGAACCTGTACGTCGTCCAGGGCAACCCCTCCTGGAGCGGCAAGAGCTGCAAGGCCCTGATCGACCACAGCGGCCTGTTTGCCGGACGCACCCGGTACCGTATGGAGGGCCAGGAGGGTACCGACACCTGGGGATGCCGCCTCATCGCCGTGGACAAGCTCACAGGCGAAAAGGTAGAGGGCCCCAAAGTCACCGTCCGCATGGCCAAGGACTCCGGATGGTGGACCAAAAACGGCAGCTACTGGCCCAAGATGACCGAGATGATGCTCAAGTACCGGGCGGCGGCCTACTTTGCCCGGTCCGAGTGCCCGGAGGTCTTGATGGGGGCCAGCGTGGACTTCGAATCTGATGAAGCCGCCACGGAGGTGTGATCATGCTGAACGTAGTGGCTCTTATGGGCCGTCTTGTGGCGGACCCGGAACTTCGCACCACTACCCAGGGGACCAACGTCTGCCGTTTTCGGCTGGCCTGTGACCGCAGCTTTGTGCGCCAGGGCGAACAACGTCAGGCGGACTTTCTGGATGTGGTGGCCTGGCGGCAGACCGCTGAGTTCGTGAGCAAGTATTTCCAGAAAGGCAGTCTGATTGCCATTGAAGGCAGCCTCCAGACTCGCCAGTATCAGGATAAGAACGGCAACAGCCGCACTGCCGTGGAGGTCCTGGCGGACAACGTGAGCTTTTGCGGCAGCCGGTCCGCCGGGGCTCCGGCGTTCTTTGAGCAGCAGACAGCCCGGCATGTGCAGCAGGCAAAGACCTCGCAGCCCCAGCAGATGGGCTCTAGTACCCAGATCCAGCGAGGACTGGGGCAACCACCGCAGGCCCCCGCTCCTGTCCCAGAGGCCCCGGCTGAGGACTTCAGCCTGATCTCTGATGACGGCGATCTCCCCTTCTGATTTTGGCAGCTGTGCTATCCGGCTATACGGGCGTGCAAAAACGAGAAAGGAGGTGGAGTATGCCTGAGAAAAGACGAACCAGCTTTATTTTGCTTTTGGAGCACGTTCACACGATGGAAGAACTGACAGATGAAGAGTTTGGACAGTTTATCCGTGCGTATGCAGCTTACGTCGAGAACGGAACAGAACCGGATTTTACAGACCGCTCCATGCGGATGATGTGGAAAACTGTAAAAGCATTTGATGAAATGAACGTACAAAAGTATTCCAGCACATCCGAAGCGCGGCAGCAAGCTGGAAGAAAAGGCGCGGAAAAACGTTGGAAATCTGATAGCAAAGCTATTGATGCCAATAGTAAAAATAGCAAATGCCATTTTGCCAATAGCAAAAATAGCTTATCTGTATCTGTATCTGAGTCTGAATCTGTTTATAAAGAAATATCCCCTAACGGGGATATAAAGAAAGGCGCTAACGCGCCGATACCCACGCCGGAGACCAAAACAGCCAGATTCCACCCACCGGACATGGCAGAGGTCAAGGCGTACTTTGCCGAAAAGGGCGGAACGACAGAGCAGGCCCAGAGGTTCCTGGATTTTTACGAGTCCAACGGGTGGAAGGTGGGTAAGAACCCCATGAAGAGCTGGAAGGCAGCTGCATCCGGCTGGATCTCGCGGGACAAGGAGCGGCAAAAAGCCCCTGCGTTCCAGCGCAACCCGGTGCTGTACGTTTCACGCCCGCCGGAGGAAGCCGAGAAGTCCGGGGATTTCATGAGGGACGCACCGGACCGCACCATGAAGTGGCTGGAGGAGTGGAAAAAGGAGAAAGAGAATGCCCCGATACAAAGTAATCCTTGAGTGCAGCGGCCCGGTTGGAGATGCAGCACTCACCTACCGCATGACGGCTTCCAGTCCGCAGGCGGCAGAATTCAGGGCCTGCCAGATGGCGGGCGACCACTACCCGGAGTATACGGATATTCAGGCCAAAAGAATGGAGGTCGAATCCCCATGACGAACCCGACATGTAAAGACTGCCCCGACCGGCACCCGATCTGTCACGACAGCTGCCCGAAGTACGCAGAGTACAAGCGTCAACTGAAGGAGCAACGTGCATACACGAAAACCAAGAATGCGGTGGAGTGCATCAGCAAGAACGCATTCAATTAAGAATTTTGGATGGGAGGAAGAAAGCGATGAAAGTGTTGGTTGCCTGCGAGGAATCGCAGGAAGTGTGCAAGGCGTTTCGAGCAATCTGAACAGTGGGGGGTAAAAAATGAAAACAGTACAGGAGATTATGGCTGAAAACGACTCTTTAGCAAACATCGAGCGTTTTCAGACGATGCAGAAGTGGGATTACAAGCGCAAGGTGGAGCACGCGCAGGAAATGGCAGAGGCATTCTACTACTGGGCAAAAGAGCACGACAAGGGCGTGCACCTGTCCGTGGGCGGTCTGGATTCCATCACGCTGCATTACTTCTTAGAGAGCATTGGGTTGCCTGTCACCTGCGTGTCCTGCTCCTCGCTGGAAGGCAAAGGCGTACAGCAGGTGCACAAGCAGATGGCGGCAGAGATGGAGACCGAATACAAAAATTGGATGGGCGAAAGCGAAGCCCCGTCCTTCGTATTCTTGAAGCCGTTGAAAAGCAAGGTGCAGGTCTTGCAAGAATTTGGCTGGCCAGTCATCAGCAAGGAAAAGGCAGGCAAGATCATGCTGCTGCAAAACCCGACAGAGCAAAACGCAACCGTGCGGCATGCGATCATCACCGGGGAAACCGGAGAATACGGCGGCTGGCAGAAAAACAGCCGGATGAAGCTGCCACAGAAGTGGCTCGACCTGTTTGGCGGCGCCGATGCAGAAGGTGCGGCGCTTGGGTATCAGGCAGCCCCGTTCAAAGTATCAGACCGCTGCTGCTACTACCTCAAGGAAAAGCCCTGCAACGACTGGGCACGTGAACACGACAGCGTTCCCTATATGGGCCTTATGGCCAGTGAGGGCGGTCGGCGTGAAAAGAGCCTGAAAATGCACGGCTGCAACTACTTCGGAAAGACGACCACCCGCAGCGCACCTTTTGCCATTTTTGACCGACAAGACGTTTTACAGCTTGCACTTGACCTAGATGTGCCCATTCCCGCCGAATATGGCGAGATCGCGAAGGATAGAGACGGCAAGCTGTACACCACAAAGGCGCAGCGCACCGGCTGCACCATGTGCGGCTTTGGAATCCACATCGAGGGCAGGCCGCATCGGTTTGACGTTCTGCGGGAGACCAATCCCAAAGAATGGGAGTTCTGGATGAAGCACGTCTGCCGGGACGAAAACGGAAACTGGTACGGCTGGGGCCGCGTGCTGGACTACATCGGCATCGGCTGGGAAGATGTACCGGAGCAGGCTGTGCAGATGCACATTGACGATCTGATTGGAGGGAACTTGTGAAATTAACCCTCTACGGTGACCCTCGCACCAAAAAGAACTCTGCCCGGATCCTCCACACACGCTCTGGTGCACCGTTTGTGGCCCCCAGCAAGGCCTACGTGGATTATGAGATGGACTGCCTGCGGCAAATCAAAAGGCCGCACAGCCCCATTTCTGCCCGCGTGAACGTGAGGTGCGTATACTACATGAAAACCGCCCGCCGGGTCGATCTGGCGAACCTCATCGAGGCGACCACGGACATTCTGGTGAAAGCCCGCGTGCTGGAGGACGACAACAGCCGAATCGTTGCCGCCCACGATGGAAGCCGGGTGGATTACGACAAGCAAAACCCCAGAGTGGAGATCTGGATCGAGGAAATGGAGGGATGATATGGACTTGCCAAACAAAAAGTACTCCGTCATATACGCAGATCCACCGTGGAACTATCTGCAAAAAGGAGCGGCTGGTAAAAAAACAAGGGTACGCAGCCCAGCATTACAAAACTATGACCACCGATGATATTTGCGCTTTGCCTGTCCAACAGCTTGCGGGGGGTGGATGCCTATTATTCATGTGGGCAACGTTTCCAACACTCCCGGATGCACTTCGAGTTATGGATGCTTGGGGGTTCACTTACAAAACCGCTGCTTTTGTTTGGGTGAAAAAATACAAATGCGGAAAAAACTTCGTTGGGATGGGTGCGTACACACGCGCAAACGCAGAAATTTGTCTATTGGGCGTGAAGCCCGGATTCAAAGCCGCAGCCCAGATCAAGAGCCATTCTGTGCATCAGGTGATCGAATCTCCAATACAGGAACACAGTGCAAATCCGGACGAAACAAGACACAGAATCGTTGAATTGCTGGGAGATGTCCCTAGAATAGAACTTTTTGCCCGTCAACGTGTTCCTGGTTGGGATGCGTGGGGCGACGAAATCGAAGAAATGGAGGAATGAATCATGCCGAACTGGTGTGAAGGCAAACTTAAAGTCCGTGGCAAGAAAGAAAACATTATGAAGTGGCTTTCCGAATGTGTCGCAGTAATGGAACCAGACGTTGAAAAAGGAAAGCCTCTTTACGAAGCTCTTATTTTCAAGAGGGACGTAAACGGCGTATCCATTGCCTATGATGCAGAGCTTGACGAACTTCATATTGTCGTAAAGCGAGATGCCTATATCGCAGGAACCAGACGAAATTTTGTCGAGAAGTATGAAAATGATTTCAATTTCGGGGCAAAAGACGGAAAAGATATTATCATTCTTCCTGTGAAAGCGGCGTGGGCGTTTATGCCTGAACCGTATGAAGAAATGTCCAAAAAGTACAGCCTGGATTTTAGATTTTACGGGTATGAGTGCGGTATGGAGTTTAACCAAGAAATTGAGGTTGTAAACGGGAAAACGACTATAAATCGTAAAATTACATTCGAGAACTACTACTGGGAGTGCCCCGACCCGGAGATGGGAGGCTGATAACATGACCCGCACATGGATACCTGACACTGACGCCCAGAAGCCGGACAGAACCGATTACCTCACCGTTAAGGCATGGCTGAACCGCTACCGCGAAGCAGAAAAAAGATACTACTTGCTGTCTGACCGTCTGGCCGAAGCGCAGGAGGCCACCCGGCACATCACCCAGAGCCTCAGCGCGGCCCCCGGCGGCAGCAAAGATGGCCAGAGCCTTGCCCGGGCGGTGGAACGCGAGGAGGAAGCGGAGCGCCGCGCTTATGAGCAAAGAGCGGTCTGCGACAGGCTGTTTCTCGAGATCAGAAACGCGCTCGCCAAGATCCAGAACGAGAAAGCATACACGGTGCTGTACAAGTACTATCTCGATTGCCTCACGTGGGACAGGGTCGCAAAAGATATGAATTACTCTTTGCGCATGGTCTATGTCTTGCGGCGCAAAGCAATGGAGGAGCTGAGCCTTTAAAAACATTGCACTGTCATTACATTGCGATTTCACTATCGCATGGTGTAAAATTGTATCATCGGAAAAGCCAAAAGGCAAACCGATGCACGCAGCCTCCGAAACGTGTCCCTTCTTAGCATTCCCCCCCCCCTTTTTCTGTTTGCAGGTACCGGGCTTTGCTCTCTTCACGTTTCGCGCTGCTTCTATGCGATACACTGACACAAAGGCAGCCTGTCGATCACGAGAGGCAGGAGGCGGTTCGATTCCGCCGTATCGCACCGTATGGCGCATGGACTAGACAACCCGCAAGGCCGCACGTGCAACCTCCCGTGCCAAGAAAAGGCCTTAGAATCCTTGCCAAGGTGTAGCTTTCCTGACAGGATGTGCGCCAACTAACAGCCCCGGCGGCAAACCGGAGCTGTTTTTATATGGCCGCCTGAGCGCAGTATGGAGCGCGGCGCGTGTGTGTAGACACGGCTGGTTCGATTCCAAGGGCGGCTTTTATACTCCGGTAGCTCAAGTGGTAGAGCAGCGGTCTCCAAAACCGCATGTTGCAGGTTCGAGCCCTGCCGGGAGTGCTTGCGTGCCCTATGAGGGGGCCGCGCAATAGCGGGGCATCTGGCCGCGAAAGTTCCGGATGCAGCAGCGCCCACTGTTTGACACCTGTCCAACGCACTGAATGCACGGGTGCTGCTTATATGCCGCCATAGCTCAACTGGGAGAGCGCAGCCCATTTAAGGCTGGACAACGTTGGTGACACCACGGGAACATCACTGCACAGCCAACCAATGCGCACATCCATTCCGTGGGTGCTGGTTCAAATCCAGCTGGCGGCACATTCGATATTTTGACCGTTCGGAATTCCGAGCGGTTTTTATTTTGCAAGAGTTTAGAGAGGTGGTGTCAGTGGGTGCGAAGCGGCTGACAGACAAGCAAAAAAAGAAGATCGTTGCTGACTATGTGCAACTCCAAAGCTACCGCGCTGCTGCAAAGTTGAACGATGTTTCAGACGCGACGGTTAAGAAAGTCGTGAAGGAAGATCCGGAGAGTGCGCGTTTGTGTGCACAAAAAAAGCGGGAAAATTCGCAGGATATGCTTTCATACCTAGAGAGCAAGCGCGAGGAAGCACAAAATCTTCTCGGGCTGTACCTTCAGGCGATGGCAGACCCTGACAAGATCGCAGAGGCAACGCTGCCGCAGCTTTCCACTGCTTTTGGCACCATCGTGGACAAGTTTGCCGTGCTAGACGGCCAGAGCGATACGGAGACCCCAGACGATGGCCTGCTTGAGGCTCTGAGCGCTGTCGCAGACATCAGCCCGCCGGATGACGTGGAGATGCTGCCAGAGGAAGAGGACGACCATGCGGAAAAGTAACGGCTTTCGCTGGAAAGCCCTCAGCCAGCGGCAAAAGCAGGTCTTGAGCTGGTGGACACCGCAGAGCGCATACAGCGGCTACAACGGCATCATTGCCGACGGCGCTATTCGCTCGGGCAAGACCTTTGCCATGAGCTTTTCCTTTGTCCAGTGGGCTATGACCTGCTACAGCGGCCAGCAGTTTGCCATGTGTGGCAAGACCATCGCCAGCTTCCGGCGCAACGTGTTGGGGACGCTCAAGCAGCAGCTTGCAGCCCGTGGTTACAGCGTCAAGGAGCACCGGGCAGAAAACTGCATGACCGTCAGCAAAGGCGGAAAGTCCAACGAATTTTACTTTTTCGGCGGCAAGGACGAGAGTAGCCAGGACCTGATCCAGGGCATCACCCTTGCCGGGGCTTTCTTCGACGAGGTGGCCCTAATGCCGCAGAGCTTTGTCAATCAGGCCACAGCCCGGTGCTCTGTTACCGGGTCAAAGTTCTGGTTCAACTGCAACCCTGGCGGCCCGCAGCATTGGTTTTATCTGGAATGGGTGCGGAAATGCCGCTCTCGCAAAATGATGTACCTTCACTTCACGATGGACGACAACCTGTCACTTTCCGAGGACATCAAGAAAAGATACCGCAGCCAGTATAGCGGCGTTTTCTATCAACGCTACATTCTGGGCCTGTGGACGGTGGCCGAGGGCCTTGTATATGACATGTTCGGCCGCAAGAAACACGTTGTTGATGTGCTGCCGGAGCTGTCACCAAAAAGCGCCTATGTGGCGTGCGACTTTGGCACCCAGAACGCAACGACCTTTTTGTTGTTCCAAAAGCAGGCAGATGCAGACTGCTGGATCGTCACCCGGGAGTACTACTACAGCGGCCGCGAACAGAAGCGGCAAAAGACCGTGGGCGAGTATGTTGCAGACCTCAAGGCGTGGCTGAACGGTCTCAAGCCAGAGAGGATCATCGTTGACCCATCTGCCCTGCCCCTGATTACAGAGCTGCGCAAGAACGGCTTTACCCAAACTCCCGCAAACAACGACGTTCTGAGCGGCATTCTGGACGTGCAGACCATGCTGCAGACCGGGAGGCTGAAGATATACAAAGACTGCAAGCACACGCTGGAAGAGTTCGGCGTATACGCTTGGGATCCAGATAAAGACGACACCGTGCTGAAGGTCAGCGACCACTGCATGGACGCTATCCGCTATTTCGTGCGCACAAAGCGCCTTGTAAAACTGAGGGATTGATTTTGAGCACTGTATATACATTCCAGACCTTCCAGCAGGCGCAAGCCGCCGGGGAACAGCCTGATTTCATCCGGCGGTTCGTGCAGCAGCACTGCGCTTCCAAGCCCTACATGATGGCTCTGGACGCCGACCTGTATGATGCCCAGAAAAACCCGGGGGCTGAACGCTTCGCGCAGGCTTACGCTTTGATGCTGAAACGCCTGTCCAAAAACACCAGTCAGGACACCCCACGCCCCGATATGGTCAAGAGCAATCTTTTCCGGCGGCTCAACAAGCAGCGGGCGACCTACTCACTCGGCAACGGCGTGGTCTTTGCGGACGATGGCGTGGACAAGGAAAGGCTGGGGCAAAACTTTGATGAGCAGATCCAGAAGGCCGGATATTTCGCCCTGATCCACGGCGAGAGTTTCGGATTCTGGAACAACGACCACTTGATGGTTTTCAAGTTGACCGAGTTTGCGCCCCTGTACGATGAGAAGACAAGCCTTTTGCAGGCGGGTGTGCGCTTCTGGAGGCTGAACCCGGACACAGATATGCACTATATCCTGTACGAGCTGGACGGCTTCACTGAGTACACGGAAAGCAAAATCGGCAATGTGATGCAGGAGACAACGCCGAAGCAGGCATACAAGAGCGTGACCGTCACCACACCCGGCGGCGGGCTGGAAAGCGTGGAGGGCGAAAACTACAGCGCTCTCCCCATTGTGCCGCTGTGGGGATCAGACCTGCACCAGAGCACGCTTGTGGGCCTGAAAGCCTACATTGACAACACCGATCTGGTGATGTCCGGCTTCTGCAATGACTTGCAGGACTTTTCGCAGATCTACTGGCTGTGCGAGAACTTCAACGGCATGACCGATGACGAGCTGCAGGAGTTCCTTGTCAAGCTGAATCTGTACCACATTGCAGGCGCAGACACTAGCGAGGGCGGCAAGATCACCCCTTACACTAACGAGATTCCTGTGACGGCCCGGCAGGCTCTGCTGGAGCTGCTCCACACCAGGGTGTATGAAGACTTCGGCGGTCTGGATGTGCACTGCGTCAGCGCAGACAGCACCAACGACCATCTGGATGCAGCCTATGAGCCGCTGAACCAAAACGCGGACGACTTCGAGGCACAGATCAAGCCGTTCATTCGGCAGATTTGCGCACTGGCTGGCTTTGAAAACGCTATGCCGACATTCAACCGCAACAAGATCACCAACACAGCCGAGCAGGTCGGCATGGTCATTTCCGAGGCCACCATCATAGGGCAGGACATGGCCATTGACCTGCTGCCCAACTTGACCCCAGAGCAAAAAGAAAAGGCCAGGGCTTCCCTGATGGCTGAGAGCGCAACACGGGAGACCGTGGACGAGGGGGAGGACGACGGTGATGAAACGTGATTTCTGACCGTGACCGCATCTCTACCCGCCAGCTGAACCGCCTGCGCCGCCGCATTTTCCGGGTGTACGACACTGCCCGCCGGGAGATGCAGGAGCAGCTGACCGAGTTTTTAGCCAAGTACAAAGCACTGGACGAGCGCAAGCGGGCACAGTTGGATGCAGGGGAGATCACCGAAGAGAATTACCGCATCTGGCTGCAAAATCAGGTCTTTCAGTCCGATTTGATGCGCGCCAAGCTGGACGGTATCACCCAGACCTGCACCACAGCCCAAGAGACGGCCTACAAGCTGGCCCGGGACGAGCAATACAACATTTTTTCCTTCGGCGCAAACTGGGCTTTCTACGAGCTGGAACAGGCCGCAGGCGTGACGTTTGGGCTGACCCTGTACAACACCGAAGCGGTCAAGCTCCTGCTGAAGGAGAACCCCCGCATGGTGCCCAACAAGCGCATCAAGAGCGAGAGCAACCGCACCTATGATGCCCGTGCGTTCAATCGCTACGTCATGCAGGGCATCGTGCAGGGCAAGAGTGTCCACGACATCGCCGTGCAGGCCGTCAACGGCATGGCTGATACAGAGATTCACTGGGCCATGAACAACGCCATCACAGCCCTTACCAGTGCCCAGAACGCCGGGGCTTTGCAGCAGATGCGTAACGCCCAGGCTTTGGGCATCGAGGTCAAAAAGCGCTGGAACTCCACCCACGACTACCGCACCCGTGAGATGCACCGCCTGCTCGACCAGCAGACGGCAGAGCTTGACGAGCCGTTCAAGGTCATGGGTTACGAGATTCAGCACCCTGGCGACCCGAACGCAGCGCCGGAGATGGTCTACCACTGCCGCTGTGTGCTGTCCTCTGCGCTGGGCAAATATCCACGGCAGAACGCCATGCAGCGAGACAATGTGACCAAAGAGACCACCCCCGTCATGGATTACACCGAGTGGTATAAAGCCAAAGGCGGCACAGAAGCCGAGCAAATGTGGTGGGCAGAAGAGAGAAAACGGAGAAAGGAGAGTTCCCAAAATGAGTAAACGAGGCTCTGGAAGTTCTACAAGGGCGAGCAGTGAGAAGACTACGCTTGATGAATTTCTCGCAAAACGTGGCTTAAGTTCGCCCATCAGCGATTACATGGACGATAAGATGCGTATTCCTCATGGCCTGACACGCCGCCAAACGGAAAAAATGCAAAGGGAAGCCCACGAGGCCGCTGCACAGTATTCCGCAAGGCGAGAGTCTGCTATTGCAGAATACAAAGCGGGCGTTGCGTCTGGCACAATCAGAGAAAAGAGCCGTGTTGAAGTTTTGATGGGCAAAGCGAAAGGGCATCCTGACAATCCTTCCACACAGGCAGCACGCCGTGCGCTGGAAAAACGTGGTTACAACTGGAAAACAGGAAAAAAGCTCAAGAAAAAGTAAGGTTTGGAGGGATGAACCGTGATTCTGCCGATGGAAAACACCGAAAAGATGATTTTTTCGGGCGTGGGCAAGTATGGCATCCCTGAAATCAAGCCAGAAACGGACATCCGCATTGACAAGCTGGAATGGATCCCGGTCAATTATGCGCTGACAGCCAAAGACAAAGCCACAAAAGGCGTGCATTTTTACAAGGACGATTACCAGTTTGAACGGTTCTGGAACAACCCTGACAAATACATTCCCCTTTTGCAGCAGTTCGGCGCGGTATGTTCGCCGGATTTTTCGCTTTACAGCGATATGCCGCTTGCGGTACAGCTTTTCATGCACTACAAAAAGCACTGGCTGGCGGCATACTGGCAGGCGCACGGCATCCACGTCATTCCAACGCTTTGCTGGTGCGGCGAGCAAAGTTATGACTGGCGCTTTGACGGAGAGCCTAGAAACGCCATCGTGAGCATTTCGAGCCACGGCACACAATCTGACCCATACGAAGCAGAGTGCTTTGCCAAACACTGCCGCAAGGCGCTGCAAGTGCTGCAACCAAGCGGTATTTTGTGGTACGGCAAGTGTCCGGCAGAATTTGACTGGAACGTGACCAAAATTAAGCCATTTCAATACGAAAGGAGGCACTACCGTGAGTAAACGAGGTTCGGGCAGCTCCGCAAGAGATGGCGAGGTCGCAACTAACGCCCGAAACATCGAAAACATGAACGAGGCACAGCTGGACAAAGAAATCTCAAGACTTCAGAACAAAATCCAAAATCTGGATGCGTCCATGAGCAGAAACCTTGAAGAAAGTGGCTATTCAAAAGCTATGCGGGATGCTTTTCCATTGAGCTCCGGCGGTGCCGGATGGTCAACGGCTGGCAAAACCAGACAGGAAAGAGAACGCACCGCAAGCCTGAAGAAAGCAAAAAATTATGTGGATGCTCGCGCACAAAAAGAATCCGCCGCAAAAAAGCTTTCTGTACTGCAAAAAGCCAAAAAACAGCTTTCCGGCACTGGGAAAACTCAAAGCCAGCTTTCAAAATCAGCAAAAGCAGCAGTCACAAAAAGTGGCAACACCCTGAAATGGAAAACAACCAACAAGGGCGGTTACACGGCTGACGGCGGGTATATGTCAAAAGAAATCAGCGCTGGAAGCTATAAAATCCGTGGTTCTAGCGGCGTTTTCCGCATCTATGACGGTTCAAAACAAATTGGGGGCGCGTCAAAGCTAAGCGACGCAAAAGCATTTGTGGAGGTTTGGCGCAAGAAAAAGAGGTGAGCTAGATGCACGACTGCGAATACTGCGAAATGATTAGACCGGGCGAAGAAAACGAAAAAGAACTGGTTGGCGATGAGTGGGCACAGCTACACATCGGGTGCGATGAAGACTATAAAATTTATCTGAAAGCCAACGGTATCTACGACGTTACTTGGTATCCCAACTTCTGCCCGGTGTGCGGCCGTAACCTTTTGAAATATCGAGACCACCCCGAAGATGATCCTAGGTTTGCTGAGCAAACTCTGTGGCTGGAACACGATCTGGCAATGGACGAATAAATGCCATGAAATTTAACTACGACATCAAATTCACGGACAACACCCCGCGGCTGCTTGAAGCTCTGGACTCTTGGGCAGAGCGGGTGCTGACCCTCTGGGGAATGACGGTGCAGGACTACGCCCAGCTGCTTGTGCCAACAGGCACGGCAGACAGCACGGGCATTGAGGGCTATGTGGGCGGTGCGCTCAAGCAGAGCCTGACCTTTGTCCTCGACCTCACAAAAAAGACCGTGACTATCGGGTCCAACTTATTGTATTCAATTTGGGTTGAGCTTGGCACGGGCATTTTTGCCGAGAAGGGCAACGGGCGCAAAACGCCGTGGGTCTGGATGGATTTTAACGGAAAGTTTCACGCAACTCGAGGCATGGCACCCCGTCCGTTCCTCCGCCCGGCGGTGGAAGAACACATTGACGAGCTGCGAGAGATCGCAGTGGAAGAAGGAAACAAGGAGGCGTAAACATGAGCAGAATTGAAGAACTGGAAAGCGAGCGTGAAAACTTGCATTTGGAACAGCTCAAGCTCCAAAACAAAGCAAAAATTTGCGAAGTTCGGCAACTTGAGATTTCCAACGAAATCCGAGAGCTGAAAATTGAGGATGATAAGGAAGCAAATACACGGCTTTGCTTTGAAATTGACGATACAAGAATCAAACTTCAGAAACTTTGTGATAAAGTTCTTGGCGAAGCAAACGTGCATGTTCATGTGACACTCATCCCGTTAAAAAACAACCTCAAATTTCAAAATTACGAATTTGACTAAAAACTTAATATCCAGCGGTTGGCACACAGCGTCAGCCGCTTTTTTATGCCGCTTTAGCTCAGGCCGGCAGAGCGCCGGATTTGTAATCCGGGGGCCGTGGGTTCAAGCCCCACAGGCGGCACCACACCGGCAGCACGTCCGGCAAATAAACCTTATTGCCAAGCATGGCAGCCCGAGCAAGGGCAGAAAGGACTATCACATGGCACTCAAAAGAGCTGACATCCGCACGATTCTGGAGAACCCCGAAACCTCCAACGATGACAAGGCCAAGGCCATTCTGGACGCCCTGCACAAGGAGACGGACGAACTCAAAGACCAGCTGGATGCAGAAAAAACAGCCCGCACACAGGCCGAGAAAGACCGCGATGCAGCCAACGGCGGCAAGCAGGCCGCTGAAAAGGCGCTGACCGACTACAAGGCCCACGCAGCCAAGGAAGCCAAGTTTCGGGAGCTGCTGAAGTCCGCCGGGGTGCTGGACAAGTATGCAGATCGGGTCGTGCGGCTGTCCGGCGAGGATATCGACAAGCTTGAGCTGGACGATAGGGGCGAGGTCAAGGACGCCAAGAAGCACGCCGACAGCCTGAAAGCTGATTGGAGCGACTTCGTAGGCACTACGACCACCACCGGCGCAAAGGTGGACACCCCTCTCACCAATACCGGCTCCAAAATGACCAAAGAGCAGATTATCAACATCAAAGACGCAAGCGAACGGCAGGCGGCCATTGCGGCCAATCCTGAAGCGTTCGGGCTTGCAGCAAAGGAGTAACACATGGCAGCACCCGAAAATCTTACCACTGCTTCCCAGATCACTACCTCTATTCGTGAGGTGGATTTTGTTACCCAGTTCCAGAAAAACTGGGACGCTCTGCGCACCATTCTGGGCATCATGCGCCCCATCCGCAAGGCACCCGGCACCAAGCTGGTCTCCTACAAGGCAACCGTTGACGGTGGCCTGCAGGGCGGCACCGCCGTGGGTGAGGGCGAAGACATCCCTCTGACCAAGACCAAGGTCGAGCCTGTGGCCTATGACGACATCGAGCTCGGCAAGTGGGCAAAGGCTGTTTCCATTGAGGCCGTCACCAAGTACGGCGCAACCGTGGCCGTGGAGCGCACCGACACCGCTTTCCGCAATGAGCTGCAGAAGAAAGTTCTGACCGACTTTTACACCTTCCTCAAGACCGGCAAGCTGGTGGGCACCCAGAAGACCTGGCAGCGTGCCCTTGCTATCGCAAAGGGCGCAGTCCTGAAGCGTTTTGCCAACGACAACCTGGATGTGACCGAGGTTGTGGGCTTTGCCAATATCATGGACTTCTACGACTACCTGGGCGACAAGGAGATCACCGTTCAGACCGAGTTCGGCCTGAACTATGTGAAGAACTTCCTCGGTTACAGCACCCTCTTCCTCCTGCCTGATGCTTACATTGAGCAGAAGAAGGTGATCGCCATCCCCGTGGAGAACATTGACCTGTACTACGTTGATCCTGCTGACCGGGACTATGCCACCATGGGCGCAAACTACACCGTTTCCGGCGAGACCAACCTGCTGGGCTACCATACCGAGTACAACTACAAGAACGCCACCACTACCAACTATGCCATCATGGGCATGAAGCTGTGGGCAGAGTATCTGGACGGCATCGCAGTCGTGACCGTCGGCACGTCCAACACCGAGCCCGCTGTGGCCGCCTCTGAATTCAACGAGCGATAAGAAGAGGTGACTTTGCATGACCGTCCCTGAACTGTGCGTCTACACGCACAATTTTTTTGACCGGGCAGATGACCCCGTTGCCGGGGAGTTCGCCTTTGAGCCAGATACCGTGCCCGCCGGGGTAGTGCCGGGGCAGTATTTCCTTGTGTGCGGTTCCGTCTTCAACGATGGGGTGCACAAGGCCGGGGACGGCGATCTGACTGCCGAGACCTTCAACGGCACGGTGCAGCCCATGCGTGTGCCGCCTGCCTTTGTGGCGTTGGCTGAAAAAATCGACGCATACGACAAGGCGCTCCCGGCCGGTGGCGTATATGTGTCTCAGTCCTTTGCCGGGTGGTCCGGCACGATGGCTACAGGCGCGGACGGACTGCCCGCAGACGGCAAGACCCGCTATAAATCCGAGATCAATCAGTGGAGGAAGATGTGACATGGTCAATCCGTTCGCTGCATCCACCGTGATGCAGGGCTTTACCAAAAAATACCGTTTTCAGACCCGCAGCTATGAGCCGGACGGCGTGGGCGGCTTTGTGTCCAGCTGGCAGGACGGCCCAGCGTTTGAGGCCGTGGAGCGCCACGATACCACCGTGGAAGCACAGGTGGCAGAGCAGGCTGACACCGCATCTACCTATACCCTGCTGGTCAACACCGGCGTTCCGCTGGCTTTCCCGGACTACATCCGCCGGGTAAGCGATGGCCAGACTTTTCAAGTCACCAGCACGGCAGATGAGGGCAAAGCCCCGACGGAATCCGGCATGGGGCTGCAGGCTGTCAAGTGCAAAAAGGCGGTGCTGCCTTGATGGGACCGTCTGAGAGCATCAACCGGGCGCTAAACACTTTTTTCAACGGCTTTGGCATCCCGGGCTATCTGGAAGATAACATCCCTCCTGCCGCTTCACTGCCCTACCTGACCTACAAGCCCACTATCCCCGGCGGATGGAACGAAATGGCATCCTTCCACGCCCGGCTGTGGTACCCCAGCAAGGGCGGCAGGGCCCCCATCCTGCAAAAAGAAGATACAATCAGCGCGGCCATCCCAAGAGGCGGCTTAAAAATCGAGTGCGAGGGCGGCGCTATTCTTTTGGACAAAGACGATAAAGATTGGGCACAGCCGCTCAACAACACGCCTGAAGGGTATCTGTGCGAATACCTTATTTTTGAACTTACACGGCTTATACCGTGAGTAAAGGAGCAATATGGCTGAAACTTTAGCAAAGAAGTTTAACGTCAACGTTTTGACAGCGGAGGCTTTTAAGAGCATCCCCAAGGGCTCGGGCAACATTTTGTCCGATTTCTCGCTTGAGGCCCCGAAAATCGATGAAACAAACGTCATTCACGCCACACAGGGCGGCGTAACTATCACCTATCAGAACTCCACCGAGGACACTCTTTCCGAAATCGACAACGCCCCCACCAATACAAAGCAAGGCGTGGAAGTCACCGGAACCACCGCAACCATCTCTTACACGACTCCCAACGCAGACCCTAAGAGCATCCAGCTCGCTATTGGCACTGCGGACATCGACCCGGAAGACCCCACCCACGTGGTTGCACGCCTGAAAACCGCTTTGACGGATTTTAAGCCCATTTGGTGGGTCGGCCCCATGATCGGCGGCGGCTTTATCGCGGTCAAGCTCTATAATGCCATGTCCACCGGCGGCCTGAACCTGAAATCTGAGCATCGCGGCGGCGGCTCGATGCAGATCACGCTGACCGCTTTTGCAGACCTCGAAAACCCCGAACAGGCCCCGATGGAGTTCTACTCTATCACAAAGGCCGCGTCCTGATGTAAGGAGGAAAGATATGAAGGAAATCATTGATCTGGAAGGCAAGGAGTACCTTGCAAAAACCTATAAGCTGGCAAAGGCATACAAGCAGTGCATCGTTGACACGGGCGCGGTGGCGGCGGCAACTCGGCCTGCGCCGCTGACTGGCAACGAAACCCCGGAGGAGAAGGCCAAGAAGATCGCAGAACAGGGTGCGAAAAATGCGGAAGAAATGATGCGCATGATCTACGAAGAGCACGCAGACATGACCGAAAAGGTCTTGCCGCTTTTTGTGGCGCTGGATGAGGGCGAAGAGCTTCCGCCCACCAGAAAGCTGGCCGCAGCAATGTCCCGCGCGCTGTCTGATGACGATTTCATGGCTTTTTTGAGATCCTTGATGTGATCGGCGTGGAAGGATATAAACGGATGGTTTCGACCATTCGTCTGGATTTACTGGAACTTTTCGGCAAGTCCTATATCCTCGACCACATCAAAAAAGAAATCAGAAACCACGATGAAGTTCAATTCTACCGCGATTGCGTAGCAGATGCCGTTGGCGGTCTTGCGGGAGCTAACGCTCTTTATTCCTACGTTGCTTCGTATACATTCCCGCTTTATGTAAAGCAGATCGACAAGCGGTCTGCGGCGGAGATCACGGAAGAAAACAGCAAGGCTCTTGAAGAGCTGTGCGGAGGGGGTGATGGAACCTGAAACTTTTTGAGTTGAGTGCCACCCTCGGGCTGGACGACAGTGCCTACCGGCAGGGCGTGGAAGAGGCGAAGTCTCAGACTAAGGCCGCTGTCTCCACCATGATGAAGGATTATAACCGGCTGTACAGTGAGGTCATTCACCTTACGGCAGCCTATCAGAAATCACGGAAAGAGACCGGGGAAACCTCCGAAAAAACTAAGGAATTTGCCCAGAAGCTGAAAGAAGCTCAGGCCCAACTCAATACCACGGCACAGGGACTAAAAACTGCGGAAGGGTACATGAACAGCTTTGGGGATGCCACATCGGGGTCCGGCAAGTCTCTGGCCGGTGCCATTGCGCAGGGCACGGTCATGGCGAGCGTTTTCTCGAAGCTCGGCTCCGCTGCACTCAGTGCCGCAGAGGGGTTCATCTCTTCCGGCATCGAGTACAACGCCCAGATCGAGAAATACACCACTGGCTTTACCAATATGCTGGGCAGCGCGGAAGCCGCACAGCAGGTCATGAGCCAGATCCAGGAAGATGCGGCAAAAACCCCGTTTGATGTCGAGTCCCTGACAAAGGCGAACCAGTACCTGATCTCTGCAGGCGAGAACGCTTCCTATGCCCGCAGTACCATCATGGCACTGGGCGACGCAGTCTCTGCGACAGGTGGCGGAAACGACGAGCTGAACCGCATGTCCCAGAACCTGCAGCAGATCGCCAACACCGGCAAGGCTACAACGGCCGATATCAAGCAGTTTGCTTATGCTGGCATCGACGTGTACGGCATTCTGGCCGACTACACAGGCAAGTCCACCGCCGAAGTGCAGAACATGACCATCAGTTATGATCTGCTGACGCAGGCTTTGCAGGCCGCTTCCGAAGAGGGTGGGCGTTATTACGGCAGCATGGACACCCAAAGCCAGACCATGAACGGTCGAGTGTCCACACTGAAAGACAACGTTAAACAGCTGGCAGGCCTTATGACAGGTGATTTGTCCAGCGGCGTCGGCGTTGTAATCGGCAATCTAAACGACATGCTCGTCGCAGCACAGGAAGCCTACAAAACCGACGGCTGGATTGGTCTTGCAGGCGCAATTACCGGGTTGAGCGGCCCGATTTCGTCCGTCAAATCCTGGTTTGAGGGCTTTGCTTCCAGTGCCTCCACCTGGCTGGACAAGCTGAGCTATAAGCTCAACCGTTTTCTGGGGAAAGCGGCCACAGCGGATTACGACACATACGAGGAGTATGCAGACGCAAACCTCCGCCAAAGCAACCGTGACCGCTTACGGCAGCAAGCTCTTGCAGGCGTTGGCGTCAGCAATAAGAGCTGGTCCCAGCGGCAGGCGGAACTTGCTGCGGCGGCGGGAAACGGCGGCAGCAGCATCACCACAAGCCCATCCAGTGCATCCGGCAAAAAGAAGTCATCCGGTTCTAAATCCACCACCGAAACGGTCATTTCGTCCATTTCCAGCACGGCCACGACCACCGCACAGAATGCGCTGGGTACCGTGACCACCAGCATCCAGACCCTTACAGAGAAGGTCAAGGACAGCTCCGGCAAGATCAAAGACCGCATCACCGAGACCACCACCACCACCGGCAAGGAGATGGTGAACGGTGTTGCCACGACCTTTAAGCAGGTCGAGACCAAAGTCAACGGCACGGTCACAAAGGTCACAAAGACCTATGACGACATGTCAAAAACGCTGCTGGGCACCTTTACCAACGTCTCGGAAACCACCTTTGACGGCACCACCACAAAGGTGCAGCAGGCGGTGGAAAAGTACGCGGACGGCAGCGAGCATATCAAGAAGACCGTCACAGAGACCGGTCAGCGCATCGGCGAGAACGGCGCGGAGACCTACGAGAAGATCATCACCTACATCGACGGAATCGAAGATAAGGTGAACGAGACCTCTACTCTTATCGACAAGAGCGTAAAGGGCACCCAGAGCCGCATTGACCAGCAGCTGAGCGAGGCTTCCGGCCAGCTGGATAAGGGCATTTTCGGGCTGGTAAAAAGCGCCTTTAGTGATGCCAAAAACGGCGACTGGGGCGGTCTTGCTCTGGATTTTGTCAATCTGATCTGGGGCGAAGTGTCGCAGGAGCAGCGTGACGTGATCTCTAAGTGGCTTGCGGACGCGCTGACCGCAGTCAATGAGGGCTACTTCAGCGGTGGCATCGGCAAGGCGCTGGGGTCTATCCAGAGCATCTTCACAAACGGCATTACTGCCGGAGTGGATGGCGCCACTACGTCTGTAAAGGCGTTCTCTGAGATCGTGCAGGGCCTTGCAAGCTCCGGCGGCGTGGGCGGAGCACTAGGCAGCACCGTCCAGAGCTTTTCCGGCATGGCAGGCGGCATCACCTCTGCACTGGGCGGCATCGTGTCCTTTGTGGCAGCGAACCCCGTCCTTGCCCTGATCCTGGGCGTGGGTGCTGCGGGCGCAGTCGCTGGCGGCATCGGCCTTGCCATGTGGATGAACAAGAAGAACGACCAGCAGCCCGTCAGCCACTACCAGAGCCCCTTTGACAAGACCAGCGTGTATGACAGTCTGGGCACCTTCTCCACCCGCGCGGCCCTGCAGTACCGCGTTACCGGCCAGCAGTCCATTGTTGACCGGCAGACCAGCATTCTGGAACGCATTGAAGGGATGCTGGACGAGCATCTGCCCGACATCGGCAAGGGTCAGGTGGTCATGGATTCCGGTGAGTTGGTGGGCGTTATTTCTCCCAGGATGGCACAAAATGTTGACGCGCGCATTGGTGTGACCGTGACGAGGAAAGCGAGGGGTGTATAATGGGCAAACTTTTGGGCGCGCAAATTGGCGGCTTCCACACCCTGAAAGACTGGGGGCTGTATCTCAAAGTTGGCAGCCCGAAGATCAGCGATGCAGAGGTAGACGAGTATCTGGTGCAGGCGCCCGGCTCTGATACGCTGCTCAACCTGACGGATGCACTGGATGGCCGCCCGCACTACAAAAAGCGTACCATCACCATGGAGCTGCTGTGCAGGGCACCAAAAAAGACCTGGCCGAATCTTTACAGTCAGATCGCAAACGCCATCCATGGCAAATGGTTACAGTGCAAATTCGACGATGACCCGTCTTTCTATTGGGAGGGGCTGTGGAGCGTGTCTATGACACGCAACAGGTTTTCCAGTGCATTCACCATCACGGGCACTTGCGACCCCTTCAAGCGCAGCGTCTACGACGGCTCTAATGACTGGCTGTGGGATGACCTTGTATTTGATACGGCAATTATCCGCAATTATACGGATATCCAGCTCAAAGCCAACAAGGACATCACCGTAACCGTCACCGGTGCACCAAGAGCGGCCGGCATCTACTTCAAGCGCAGCGAGACCGCCGCCGACATTGCGGTGTCCCTCAATGGCTTTGAGGTTGGCATTCTGGCCAAGTCCACCGACTGGCAGTATATCGAGGGCCTTACCATGCCGGATGGCGTGGTGGGCACCCTCGTTTTCTCTGCGTCTGCGGACTGCAGCATCAGCATCCGATATCTAGGGGGCAGCTTATGAGCTATAAAGTTTATGCAGGCGTCCAGACCGGCGTTGACGTGTGGGAGACAAAGACCTGCATTTACGACCCGACAGACTACACGGACACAAAAAGGCTCATCAGTCCAACTCTGACACGGGAGGTGAGCAAGGCTGGCAGCTTGGAATTCACCCTGCCGCTTGGCAATGTGGCTCACTCAGCTTTGCAAAAAATGCGCACGACCGTGTCCGTAGAGCAAGACGGTGTGCGCATCTGGGAGGGCAGGCCCATGAGCCATGAGCAGGATTTTATGCTGCGTCAAAAAGTCTTTTGCGAGGGAGAGCTGGCCTACCTCAACGACAGCTCCGTTGCGCCATATACAGCCAAAGACGTGACAATCAAGCAATTTCTTTCGTTCCTGCTGGAAAATCATACCGGCATGGTGGACGCATACAAGGCGTTTGCCTGTGGAAATGTTGGCTTTCCGAGCACAAGCGTGGTGGTTCCAGAACTGCATAACTGCGTGATGAAACTGGACCACATGGCAGGTACTCCGGACAGTGACGGCAATTATAGGTATGAATATGGACTTTATACCTCATCCGGCGTTCAGCTTGTGAGTCAATATGAAGTTGGCTACTCGGATGACGACACGGCCCCGGATCCATCTGCGTACAGATGGACGCTGAACGTAAAGTATGAAGCTGCTTCCATTGACGGACACATTTGGCGCACTGGAGAAGGCCTTTTTTCCGTGAGCGTAAACGTGGCTTTATCCTTGGATGGGGACGGCCAGACGCACGAAGCCACGCAAAGAACGGTTACGCCGGATATCACATGCGCTACGCACTCAAAATCCTTTCCGCCTGAGACGGAATACAATCTCAAAGACACGGTCTCAAAAAAATGGAAAATTGAAAAGCAGGGAGACGGTTATGCCGTCCTGTTCAACGGTGCAGCCCTGCCGGATTCTTCCGTGGTCCGTTACGATTCTGCGCCACGGTACACCTTTGGCGACGGACAAAATTTTGGCGTTACATGGGATGTCATCCAAAATGAGCTTGTGGAAGTGTACGGCGGGTATCTGATCGTCCGGCACGAAAACGGGGCCAGGTATCTGGACTACGTCCGGGAAGTGCAGGAGAAAAACGGGCAGCCCATCGCATTCGGCACAAACCTGCTCGACCTGAACAGCTACGTCAAAGCAGAGGATATCGTTACCCGTGTGATTGCAGTGGGCAAAAAAAAGTCCGGATGGTTTTTGTGGAGGCACGAAAGTACGATCACTGCCACCGCAAACGACACTGCGGCCCAAAAGCTCTTTGGCATCATCACAAGGATCATCGTGATCGACGGCACCGCCAGCACAACACAGTCGCTTCTGGATGCCGCCAACGCGGAGCTGTCCAAAAACTTGCGTTATCTCGACGGAATCACGGTAAAGGCTGTGGACCTCAAGGATGCCGGTGTGGATATCGCCCGCCTTGGCTTTGGCAAGATGACACACATCTACTCCAACCCGCACGGGGTGAACACCTGGCTTTTGTGCTCTAAGATTGTGGAGCCTTTGGACGCGCCGGACAAAAAAGAATTCACGCTGGGCATTGATTTCTCCAGCGTCAGCGACTTGCAGGCCCTGAGCGCACGAAAAGCCAGTGACGCCTATGACCTGAGCCGCTCGCTGAAGGGCTATGCATCCGCAAAGGGGTGATAAATTGGATAAGACATTTGACGAAGCGATTTCCGAAGTCCGCAATGCAGAGCGCGGCGTGGAAGTACGGGAAGCCCTTGCACAGGGCTTTGAGTATGTGAAGCAGTATGGCGAGGCTGTTATCGCGCGGCAGGAAGAAGCCGTTCAGAGTGCGGAAACAGCCACAAACGCGGCTGCAACTGCCACAGCACAGGCCGCCGCAGCAGCCCAGACAGTCAAAGACGCTACTGCAAACGCCATAAGCGCAGCGCAAGAGCAGGCAGGTATTTCGACATCGAAAGCCGAGGAATCTGCTTCCAGTGCCGCAGGAGCAGCGGCCAGTCAAACTGCTGCCGCGTCTAGTGCATCTGCCGCAAAGGCCAGCGAGGAAGCAGCTGCAAAGAGTGCCGCCGACGCAAAGGTTATCGTGTCCACTGACACGACCATGACCGTATCTGGTGCACCGGCTGACGCAAAGGCGACCGGCGACGCCCTGGCTCAGAGGTATAGAAAGGACGAGGCCGATGCCAAATTTGGCACGCCTGCCACGCCTGACAAGCTAGGCCCCGTAAAAGTTGGCGCTGGCCTCAGCGTGACAAATGACGGCACCCTGAGCGTGACCAGCGTCAACGGCTTTACGTTCAAGGCGCAGACCACCGACCCCGGCGTGGGCAGCGCTCTCGACACAGGCACTGTCCTGCTGGTGTACGCATAAGGAGGTGGGCGCATGAGCATCTATCTCGGTGCCGGGAGCACGGCACACAAAATGTCCAAACTCTATGTGGGCGTGGGCGGTCAGGCCCGGCAGGTGCAAAAGGTGTACGTCGGCATAAATGGTCAAGCCTGGCTCGTCTATCAAAGCGGCAGCCCCATAGGCAGTCTGGCCGTGGGCAGCATCATTAAAATCAAAGTTAACGGTACATCCACGGACTTCATTGCTGTTCATCAAGGCAACCCGAGCGCAAGCGTTTACGACAACTCGTGCAATGGAACGTGGCTGCTGATGAAAGACAGCTACAACTATATGAAGTGGAACGCAACCGAAAAAAACAACTACGCGAGTTCCGATATCAACTCCTGGCTGAACGGCACGTTCTATAACCTTATCGACGCGGATATTCGCGCCGTGATCAAACAGGTAAAGATTCCGTATCACGGTAGTTCATATTACGGCGGCACACTTCACACCGGCGCAAACGGTCTGAACACGAAGGTGTTCCTGCTGTCCGGCATCGAGGTTGGTTGGACGAACAGAAACGACAAATATTTCCCCAATGATGGCGCTAAACTGTCCTATTTTCTCGCTGGCACCGGAACAAATGCGAATAAAAAGCGCGTTGTCTATCGGAACGGCAGTGCTCAAGACTGGTATCTGCGTTCCCCACGCATCATAAACACGAGCTCGAACAATGTCTGGAAAGTCGCGGACGATGGCTCCTACGACTACGACAATTGCGTCAACTCGAACGATATTCGCCCCGCTTTGATCATGCCGTCCACCACGCTGGTGGACGAGAGCGGCAATGTGATTGGATAAGGAGGCACTGTATGGACACTAAAATCAAGCCCGGTTACACCGCTCCGGCGGCAAAAGCCGATTACACCGCCATTGCGCAGGCCGTGAGCGAGCACAACGATGCCGCACAGCCCGGCCAGCACTACTGGGGCGTTGCACTGGCAGACGGCACCTACATGGTGTACGAGGCGGGCACGGTACCACCCCCACCGACCGCCGAAGAGCTGGCCGCGAAGGAAGCCGAGCGCAAAAAGGCCGAAGCCCGGGAGAAGCTACCGGACACGGTGGCAGCACTGCAGGAAGATAACAAGACACTGAAAAAAGAAAACGAGATGCTGAAGCAATGCTTGCTTGAAATGAGCGAGATTGTTTATGCATAAAATCACACAAAAGTTAGAAAGGATGGTATTTATGATGGCAATGTTGTGGGCACAGGAAATCATGTCTGCTGAGACTATGGAGGACGCAAAAGCTCTGTATGAGCGCTGCCCCCGCCTGCTGAAGGAGAAGGTCAAGGCAATTCTCATCAAGAGCGGATTTGAGGAGATCACGCAGTAAGGAGGACGCTATGGCTGAAATCATGGATGTGTCCCGATATCAGGGCACAATCAACTGGGAGAAGGTCAAGGCAAGTGGCAAGGTGGACGGCGTGATGATTCGCGCCATGGGCAACAGTGCAGCGGGCAGACCCAGTGCGCCCTACACCGACCCGCAGTTTGCCCGCAATTACAGCGAGTGCAAGCGGCTGGGCATACCCTGTGGCGTGTATGGCTACTTTAAAGCGGTCAACCGGGAACAGGCCGACAAGGAGCTGGCTTACTTCAAGAAGCTGCTCACCGGCCGGAGCTTTGAGCTGCCGGTGGCCGTGGACATCGAGGACGAGGTGCAGAAGCCGCTGGGCAAGGATGTGCTGACCGACCTGACAGCTTACATGCTGAGCACGGTGGAAAGCTGGGGCGTGTACGCTCTGCTCTACACCGGCCTGTGGTTTGGCAGCGCCTTCCTGTACATGGGCGGCGCGGCCCTGAAGCCATACGACGTGTGGCTGGCTGCCTACCGCACAAAGAAGCCCGAGCCCAGCTGGCCCTTTGGCATGTGGCAGTATACCAGCAAGGCCCGTGTACCCGGTGTGACCACCAACGTGGACATGAGCCACGCATACAAGGACTATGCGGGTATCATTAGCAAGAAGGGTCTGACCCGTCTCCGGGAGGGTAAATGACCGAAAAAGAAGCTCTCCTGTGGGTGCTTGGCATCCTTGGCAGCCTGTGCGCTGCGGCCATCACCATCGACAAGGTGCTGGACATCATCCACAAGTACGTCAAAAAGGCACAGGCCCCCGACGATGCGCAGAACAAGCGCATTGACGCCATTGAAAATCGACTGGCTGCGGTAGAAACCGTTTCCACGCAGCACACCGCGGCCCTTAGACGCGACTTGACGCGATTTGACGGCATCGATGAAGAAATGCGTCTCGTCCTTGTTGGCGTACAGAATCTTTTGGATGCGCAGTTGTCCGGTAACAACCGCGAAGGTATGCAAAAAAGCAAATCCGATATCAACAACTACCTGCTGAAAGGAGTAACAAATCATGGAAGCAATGTTTAACTTTGTCCCCGCACCTATCGCACTGGTACTGATGTTCATTGGCTTTGCCGCGCTGGCCGTTGGTGCCATCCGGCTGGGCTATAAGCAGTACGTCAAGCAGTGGGCGCTTGAACTCGTGACCATCGCTGAGGACAGCATCATGGGCAGCGGGCAGGGTGCAAAGAAAAAGGCGCAGGTCTTTGCCGCGCTGCGCGGCGCACTGCCGGACTGGCTAAAGCCTTTCATCACCGATGAAGTGCTGGACAGCGTGATTGAAAAGGCTGTCAGCATGATGAAAAAGGCATTGGCAGAAAAGAAGCCTACCATCAACAAGGAGTAATTTATGATCGAGCAAAGCGTATCTCTCGCATCCAATGGCGTTGTCAAAGTGCCCGGCTATGAGCAGATGGTGCGCTTTGGCTACACCAAGAACCGGGGCGTGTACCGCCTTGCCGTCACAGCTTCCGGCGAGTGGGAAGGGCTGGCTATCCGCTGCTTCTGGCACGTTCCGACGGCAAAGACCCGGCATCCTCGCTGGTGGTGGACGGCTATGTGGACGTGCCCGCCAGCGTCACTGCACAGCCCGGAAGCGGGTGCATCACCTTTGAGGGCAGCGACGGCGCAAAGGTGATGACCAGCGCAGACCTGCGGTATCGTGTCAGCGCCAACTCCGGCACAGAAGACGGCACAGAGCCGGAACCGGGCACCCCTGCATGGCAGCAGCTGGTGGATGCCGTCCACGCCGATGCCACCGCCGCAGAGCAGGCCAAGACCGATGCACAGACCGCCGCGCAGCAAGCTGCCACCAGTGCGGGCAATGCAGACCAGAGCGCTCAGGAAGCCGCTGACAGCTTGCAGGAGCTGAAGAACGGTATCGCAAGCGGTGACTTCAAAGGCGAGAAAGGTGACAAGGGCGACACCGGCCCCATCGGCCCGGTCGGCCCGCAGGGTGAGACAGGCCCTCAAGGCCCCACGGGTGCTGCGGGTGCCACTGGCCCGCAGGGCGAGACTGGTTCTCGTGGTGAACAGGGGCCGCAAGGCATTCAGGGCGAGCGTGGCCCGCAGGGTGCACAGGGGCCACAGGGCGAAAAAGGTGATACCGGCCCGCAAGGCCCTAAAGGAGAGACCGGCCCTGCCGTAGCACTGGACACCACCCTCACCCACGAGGGCGAAGCCGCTGACGCAAAAGCCACAGGTGACGCGATCAGCGCAGTAAAGACCCGTCAGAACATCCTTATCGGAACGGAGACAGGCAACCCGCTCAGCGTTGACGATGCTTTCGCTACACCCCTGTGCGGTCTGACCGTGTACGGTAAGAGCACGCAGGACGGCACACCCACGCCGGATGCACCTGTGCCTATCGTGAGCGCTGGTGAAAGTGGGAGCGTGGCGGTGAAGGTGACGGGGAAGAATCGGATGCCGCCCAACCTGAAAGTTAATGACGTTGTCGAGTGCTTTATCAAGAAAAACACACCGATAACTTTAGTATTCAAAGGCGATTTAGTTTCGCAAGGCGGAAACATCTTATTCTTTGACGAGAACAACAACCAAAACTGGTTTGGTATTGACAAAGGTAAGGCTGAACACCATGTAAAGTATCCAGTAGACTTAACAAAGTTCCAGTATCTGCTGTCCGATATGGCCAGTGAAAACGTGTGCCTGACATGGAACGCATCATCTCCCGATTATGAACCCTACCGTGAACAGCTCCTCACGCTCCCCACTCCCACCGGCTTACCCGGCATCCCTGTCACCTCTGGCGGAAACTACACTGACTCGCAGGGCCAGCAGTGGGTGTGCGACGAGGTGGACTTGGAAAGGGGTGTAAAGGTGCAGAGGGTGGATAAAGCGGCTTTCGACAGCACCAAGCCGCTGGCTGAGCAGAATGCAATTCTCGCCACCCCCATCGAAACCCCACTCACCTCTGACGAAATCGCCGCCTACAAAGCCCTCGTCACTTACGGCCCTGACACGGTGGTGCAGGCTGGTGACGGTGCTGGGGTCAAGCTGGACTACCAGCGGGACGTAAACATTGCAATCAAAAAACTGGAGGACGCCATTGCGTCCATGACTACCACATAAGGAGGTACTTATGGCAATTAAATCCAAAGCCCGACATGACCTGACCCTGCGCTCCATCAAGTGGGAGATTGCCGCAAGACGCGACGTGGCATACTGGCTGGACAAAGCGTACACCCATCTGGACAGCGGTCTGCTGACGGAGGACGACATCGCAGAGGTGGAAGCCCTTGCGCAGGCGTACTACGATGCACTGGACGCTGAGGACAAGGCGAACGCTGAGGAAATTACGCAGTAAGGAGGATATCATGGCAAGCACTACATACCGCCATCTCGGTGACGTCGCTGGGATGTTCGCCGCACAAGAACAATTTCGTGAGGTCACGAAAACATACCATCTCGGCAATGTCAACAAACTGGTGACGTTTTGTCACCGGTTTGCCGCGCTTGGCACTATGGTGCGCAACGCCGGACAGTTGCCGCAGCCTTTTTGGCTCGGGGCTGCCTGTGGCGGCGGCTCGTGTAGTGCTGCCCACTGCGCTGCAAGGACTTGACTGACAGCAGATGACCGCCGCCATCAAAAACGCACCGCTTGGGAGGGTAGACCGTAAGATAGCCTTACTGCGGTATGTGGAGCGGCTCCCGCTGCCGGACATTGCAGCACAGACACATTACAGCCGGACGGCAATAAGCTACCGGCTGAGGAACATTGACAGAACGTTGGATATGTGATATACTATTTGTACCGTCCGAAGTAGAGTACACACACTTCGGAGAAATGTGTACAGAGAGCCAGCGGAAGAACGTTTACCCGCTGGCTTTTCTTTTTGCACGATTTGTGGTATAATAATCTCAACAAATCCTCCCAGCCTCTCGAAGAAGCGCATTAGGGTGGATATTTGCCAGCTAGCCCAGTGCTTTATCTGGGAATGAAAAAAGCGGTTGCCAGATAGGCACCGACCAGTCTCCCGCGCGCCTACTGGCAGTGCGTACCATGCGGGAGACACACTACTTAGCCGCTCCGGCGGCAGGCCGCAAGGCCGCATAGCATGACAACAGCCCCGCAGGACCATGACGGCCTTGCGGGGCTGTTTTTTTGCTGTTGTTATTTTTTATCGGCACCCAAGGATGCCAGTTTTTCGGCCAGCTCGGCCTCCCACCCCTCGTGCTCTTTGAGGTAAGGGGCATAGATCAAAGCCTCGGCCTCCTTGCGGGCCGCAATGGCTTCTTCGATCGTGTTATAGCTGCCGAGATGGTATTGCTTCCGCCGAAAATTGATATATGCACGCCATCGGCCGTGGTGGTCTTTGCACACACCATTCACGCCAGAAGTGGAGTTCTTGTTGATATGACCTTTGACCCTTGTGCGAATCGACATGAGGGAAGAGCCGTCCGCGTAAGCGGTGCTGTGAATTGTCTCAGCTTTCTTTCCGATATCCATGTTGCAATCTGCGCAATGCTGGATCAGAGGGAGCCTTGTAAGTTTTACAGTAGTTTCCTTCCCGCACTTCGGGCAAATGGAACGGCACAGAAAGCAGCCTGACCTCTTTTCAGGTAAAACTTCCAATACTTTCCATCCGTTAATGCTCTGCCCCTCTTTTTTCTTTGCCTTTCGGAAAGCGTTCTCCGTCATGAATGGCTTTTTCCCTCGATTCGCGCAAGACAGACAGCTGCGGCTTTTGCCAAGACGCAGGGAGCTGTCATACACGTCTTTTACCACTCCGCATTCACACTGGCATGTGTAGTAGTGAGGCTTTTCAGACGGCGCAAGTACCGTCCACTTTCCAAAATGCTTTCCAGTTAAATCTTCTGCCATAACATTTCCCTCAGATCAATCCGTAGTGCTCTGCCAGCAAAAAGCGGAGATACACAGGGCACGCACGCTTCTCGCAGCACCAGTCCTGCACAGTGCGAAGCGGGATGCCTACCTGCTTTGCAAAAGCGGTCTGACTGTGTCCGGAGGCCTTGACCATTTCCCGCACGTTCATGCGGGAAACATCCCAGAGATGGGACAAGCGGACGGTCTCGGCGTCCAGATCAAGGTGCCCTTCAAAATCGTCCGAGATGCTGAGGGTGACGTTACCGAGAAAAACTTCTTTCGGCTGCTTGGCAGCCATGCCAAAAAGTTCTGCATTGCTGTACATGGTTGACTTCCTTTCTTTCAGATGGTAATATATTTGCGTACCTCCATGGTGCGTCTTTCACAAAATCCCCTGTCAGATGTTGCGAGCATCCGGCAGGGGATTTTTTATTTACAGGTCAATCCACTCTTCTTTCTCTTTGAGCGTCTCGACGTACTGGGGGTAGATGTCGCTGATGATGACGTCCTTCTCCATGTCGTCCAGTTCGCCGCTCATGAGCGCTTCGGACTGCTCATTGGTCAAGTGCATGTCCGCTGTAAACGTATCCGTTGCGTGATCACGGCAGTGCAAAACCTCACCATCGCAGCCGATGTGAGCGTAAATCGTCCAGACGGTTTCGTCTGGCTCCCACTGCTGCCAGTCCATGGTCTTGTATTCGTCAGGCTCCACCTCGGTGCCGTTCTCCATGACCTTTGCGGCGAACTCTTCAGCGTTAAGGATCTTCATATTTTTTTACCTCCATGTTGTTGTGTGCTTGTGTCTTTCACTGTCTTTATTATACACGCGTTGCGTGCAATTGTCAAGACTTTTTTGAAAATTTTATACGCGTTGCGTGCAAATGCTTGAGCGCTCATACAGCCCTGTGCTGTGTGGGCGCTTTTTTATTTGTCCTTCGTTGCGCGTTCGTTGTCTCTCCCAGCGGTTTAAAAAAGTACACTGGGCACAAAGGGAGGGGGTGCCATGTGTGGCACAGGTTTAACCCGAACCCGCGTGGGAGCAGTGTCGGGGACTGCGTAGTGCGGGCGGTAGCTGCGGCCACCGGTCAGAGCTGGGAGCGGGCGTATATTGCGCTGGCGCTCACCGGCTACGCCATCGGCGATATGCCCAGCGCCAACCGCACATGGGGCGCGTACCTCCAAAAGCAGGGTTACAAGCGCCGCATGGTGGAAGCAGACTGCACCACCTGTTACACCGTGGCAGATTTTGCCCGGGAGTACCCCCGCGGTGTGTATGTACTGGGCTGCTCCGGCCACGTTCTGGCCGTCATCGACGGCAAGTGGTGGGACAGCTGGGACAGTGGCGCAGAATGCCCGATTTACTACTGGTATAAGGAGGAGTAAACGATGCCTTACAATCCGTATGCGTATCAGATGCCGACATACTACGGCCAGCCAATGCCGGACAACCTCACTCAACTCAGGCAGGGAGTGGGCTATCAGTCTCCCATGATGCAGCAGCCGACAGCACAGACAGCACAGGCTACGCCCTCCATCATCTGGGTGCAGGGAGAAGAGGGCGCAAAAGCCTATATGGTCGCCGCAGGCAACAGCGTACTACTGATGGACAGCGAAAACAGCGCTTTTTATATCAAAAGCACCGATGCAAGCGGTATGCCGCTTCCTCTCCGGGTGTTTGACTACAAGGAGCGCACCACGGCGACAAAAATGCCCCCTCAGACGGCGCAGCAGCCCGGCGGGGAGTTTGTCACCCGAGCAGAGTTTGACGCTCTGGCAGCCCGCTGTGCGGCGCTCGAGAAGCAAGAGCCTGCAAAACCTGAAACGGAGGTCAAATAAGTATGGCAAACCCTCTTTTTAACGCACTGGGCGGCGGTATGCCCGCCATGCCAAACCCTATGGGTCAGTTCGGGCAGATGATGCAGCAGTTCCAGCAGTTCCGTGCAAACTTTCAAGGCGACCCGCAAGCAGAGGTGCAAAAGCTGCTGCAATCCGGCAAAATGTCACAAAACCAGCTGAACCAGCTGCAGGCGATGGCGCAGCAGTTTCAGCAGTTCCTCCATTAAGTCGTAACCGTGGCCACGGTTCAAGCATAAAAATCATTCAAAACACACGAAAGGAGTACAAAAATGTCTCTTTCTTCCGATTCTGCGGTTCTGACCATGCCTGTTCAGCCAGCAAACACCAATGGCGGCAACGGCTTTGGCTTTGGCAATGATGGCGCATGGTGGATCATCATCCTGTTCCTGTTCGCCTTCTGCGGCGGCTGGGGCGGCAACTGGGGAGGCAATGGCAACACCGGTGCCGGTGTCGTTGACGGCTACGTCCTGACCTCCGATTTTGCCAACATCGAGCGCAAGATGGATGGTGTCAACAACGGCATGTGTGATGGCTTCTACCAGCAGGCGCAGCTTGTCAACGGCGTGCAGCAGACCGTGAACAACGGCTTTATGTCCGCAGAGATCAGCCGCGCAAACCAGCAGGCGGCGTTCATGCAGCAGCTGTTTGCCATGCAGATGCAGCAGCAGGAGTGCTGCTGCGAGAACCGCTCTGCCATTCAGGGCGTCAACTACAATCTGGCCACCCAGTCCTGCGAGACCCGGAACACGGTGCAGAACACCACCAGGGACATCATCGACAACCAGAACCAGAACGCCCGCGCCATCCTTGACGCCCTGACCGCACAGCGCATCGAGGCAAAGGACGCAAAGATCGCCGAGCAGGGGCAGCAGCTGTTCGCAGCACAGCTGGCGGCATCTCAGGCAGCCCAGAACGAAACGCTCAAGGCCTACATGAGCGGTCAGCTGGCCTACTACAATCCGCGCCCCGTGCCCGCATTCCAGGTACCCGCACCCTACCAGTACGGTAACTGCGGCAACGGTTGCGGCTGCAACGGTTGCGGCTAACCGAATAACGGCAACTGACTGCAAATTGTAGTCTGTTCAGCCCCTGAGCTGATTTTGCAAACCAGAGCGCCGGGGCAGTAGTCCCGGCGCTTTTCTATGAAAGGAGCCGATAAAATGGCTGAATTTAGCAACTCCAACACCGTCACTGTGGCGGCTGGTGAAAACCTCCCCCTGACCGAGACCGCAGTGAAAGCCCCCGCCTGCATCATGCACCGTGAGGGCAGCGGTCTCGTGACCCTGCGCGGTCTGACCAATCAATGCAAGGCGCGCTTCAAGGTAAGCTTTGGCGGCAATGTCGCCATTCCCACCGGCGGCACCGTGGGGCCAGTTTCCGTGGCGCTGGCTGTCGGCGGTGAGTCGCTGACCAGTGCGACAGCCATTGTCACCCCGGCGGCAGTCGAAAATTACTTCAATGTTTTCGTGGCCGCGTTCATCGAGGTGCCGCGCGGCTGCTGCGTAACCGTGGCGGTTAAAAACACCAGTACGCAGGCAGTCAGCATTGCAAACAGCAATTTGATCGTTGAGCGGGTAGCATAAGAAAGGAGATAAAGTCATGCTGGATAAACTGAATCATCTGAAGGATGAGATGTGCGACGAGCTCATGGAGCTGACCGACAAAAAGAACCGTTCCCCGGGTGATATCGAGATGATCGGCGAGATCGTGGATATCATTCTGGACATCCACCGCATCGAGGACTACTGCGAGGGCGGCGAGTACAGCCGTGCGGGCGAGTGGGAAGCTGACATGCGCGGGACCTTTGGCCATGATGCCGGAAACGGTTACAACCGGGGCAGCAGCTACGCCAACCGAGGCCGTCACTATGTGCGCGGGCACTACTCCCGCACGGATGGCCGTGAGCGCATGATCTCTGACATTGAGGAAATGATGCAGGACGCCACCGGCGCAGAGCGTGACGCCTACAAGCGGGCAGCTGACATCTTGCGCAATGCATAAGAAAGGGGGGCGGCAGGTATGGATATTGACGAGATCAATGAGCACATCCGCAAGCTCAAGTGCGAGGAAACCAGCTGGCAGAGTGTCAACAAACTTGCCGCCCTCTGCACTGTGCGGGACGAGCTGGAAGAAAAGCAGGCACCTGAAACGCAGGCCCAATCGCCGCCTCCCACGTCGTACCCTGCGGCATACTCCACAAAAGCAAATCCGCAAAGCGAGTTCGTGGAAGCGGCCAGCGCCGCGCCCTTTGGAGGCTTGATGGAAGTGCTTGATGAGCACATGAGCGCCATAAAGCTTGCATACCCGAAAGAGTATGAGCTGGTCATGCGGAAGATTTCTGACGTGATAAGAAACCAACAAGCGACCAACTTATAAAAATAAATAGTTATATCGAATAAATATATTGATTTGTAATCAGTGGGTTGCAGGTTCAACTCCTGTCACCAGCTCCAAAAAATAACGCATAGACGATGAAAGCAATTCGTCTATGCGTTGTTTTTTGTGAAAAAGTGATGCAAAACAACCTGAAACGGTGTGATAAACTACCAAATAAGCTACCACGAAACTCCGCTCAGTCTTCCTCGTTTTCACGTTCTTCAAAAAGGCTTTCAGCTTTTTTCATCTCATCGGTGAGGAATTTCTGACGGTGAGCAACGTAATATCTTGCAGTGGTGGAAAAATTTGTGTGTCCCATAATCTTTTTTGTTGCAGTAGGTGCCACATTTGCTTCAACGAGAAGGGTAGTTGCAGTGCGGCGCAAGGCGTGGGGGGTAATGCGGTCTCTAATCGGAGTGTCGGCTTGGTTTATTCCAAGATCAAGCATCAGCTTACGGAAAGAATGCTCAACATTGTTTTTGTCCTTTTTGTTTCCGCTTTCAGTGGGAAGAAGATATTTTTCTCCGATGCTCAACAGCATCCATTCTGCAAGAATATTCTTGATCGGGTTTAAGATAGGAATAAAGCGTCCCTTTCCAGCAGCAGTCTTTTCACCACCGGTCAGATTGCCGTTTTCTAAATCAACATTATCTCTAGGCAAAGAAAGAAGCTCGTCAATTCTCATTCCGGTGTATAAAAGAACCATTGCGATCTGCGCCGTTAAGTGCATTCCGTTTCTAGGATCGTCTGCAACAGCTCGGATTTTAGCTGTCTCTTCCGGCGTAAGGATCCTTTCCTTTGGGCCGGGCGCTGGCGGCAGCTCTAACCCATCAGCATAGTTTTGATTGATAATATCTTGCTTCATGGCATATATGCATAACTGCCGAAATAAACCTTTTTGCTTTTCGCATAGGCTTCGGGATTTTCCGTCTGCGGAAAGTTCATCAATAACTTTTTGATAATCTTCCGTTTTAAGAGTGCGCACTTCGGCGTTCCAAAGTTTTTCAGCTTTGCTGTAAGCTCTTACATACCCGTCTTTTGTATCCTCACCGATGCTACTAAAGTGCGTAGCGCTCCATCTTTTGTAGATCTCCGCAAAAGTGGATTTTAATCGCTCTGCAGGTGTCCTCTGAGCATTGTAAGTATCCAGGGCCTGAATGGCTTCCCCGGGAGATGCATAGTGCCCAAGAACTGTTTTGCCTCCATCCTCCGACGGAACAACGGCAACGTACGGTCTGCTTCTATTTCCGTCAGCCTTTTTATACACGCTGCCGCTGCCCTTGGGACGGCGGCGCTTTTTTCTTTGTTGCGGGGCGGCTTCCGGCTGCTTCTTCCCGCACCACGGACAAAAAGAAGCGCCATCCGGGATCTCTTTCCGGCAGCATGGTCTCACGCATTTCATGACTTACTCCTTTTTCTGCCCGATATATCCGAAGGCACCATTTTCAGCAGCAGCCCTTCCGGCCTTGTAGTTGATCTTCAGGTCGTCAATGGGAGGATGCGGAGCGTCTGGGCATGGGTCAAGGCCCGCGATCTGCGCATAGGTATACTGGTCTATGATGGTTCCGCACACGCTGACCCTGTTGTTCAGGGGACAGTGGAGGTTTGCCGCCATCTCCGATATGACAGCAGGCGGACTGCTGCCGTGCAGACCCTTCAGAATAAAAAGCAGCAGCCTTTTCGTCAGCGACGGCAGATTTACCACGAGACGGCGCAACTCTGCGTTTAGCTCATCGTCGGCCTTGCCGTTATCCGGCACTTTGTACAGATCCGGGTGGAGCATCTCCATGAAAATCGCGATGGGTGACACCCCGCACGCCGTGCACCAGTCCATGATCTCGTCACTGTCCGGGCTGGTGCATCCTTTTTCCCAGCTCTGCACGGTGCGCTCTCCTTTTTCGATGCGCCTTGCGATCTCCGCTTGGCTCAGGCCAGCAGACACCCGTGCTTTTGCAAGTGCTTTCCCGATTTGGCTCGCCGTAAAATAACTCATACTTTCACCCCCATAAAACCAGTGTGTTTTTAACAAAAAATGGCGCAGAAAAAGTCTGCGCCATTCGACAAATTTTATCCGTATTTTGTTTTCCAACGGCGCATGGTAAAATCTGGATTATAAATCGTAGATGTGCACAAAAGAAAGGAGAAAACAAAATGGATTTTGAGGAAAGAAACGGCAAAGAAGCTGAAATGACCATCATCGACGGAATGCCCGCCAGCATCCTGACCGGCACCGACCGCACCCCTGCACCCTGGGAGGAATGAGCCATGAAAGACAAGATGAAGCACTTCAGCACCTATATCCGCGCCGCTCTGGCCTGCTATGTGAGCATGACGCCAGATCAGCAAGCACTTGCGATGATGTACGCGGCCCGCAAGATCGCCGCGCTTGACAAGCTGCACGCGGCAGCGCAGGAACCCGGCGGGGCTGTAGCCGCTAACCTGTTGCAAAATTTGCAACAGCCTTGCAACCGCGAATAAGCTGAAATGTCATCGAAAATCCGCATTTTTCAGCGTATTTTTCCGCTGAAAAAAGGGAACGAATGGGGATCGATGACAACAACCGGCGGTTTTATAATATGGTTGTGAACAGGTTCACAGACCAAGCAACTGAGCTTTCTTTGCGTTGTACTCCGATTCCGTGATGGCACCCATATCCAGCAGCCGCTTAAACTTCAAAAGTTCATCGGCGGCGCTGGATGCCGCCGGAGTGGCAGCCTGTGGCTTCTCCTGGCTGACTTTGCATCTCTTGAGAAAAGCGGTCATGCCGCCGGGATAAACCGTTGTCGGCAGACTGGTTTCTCCAAGAGGGAGCGTAAAACGGATAGAAACGTTTTCTTTGCTGCGGCTGCCTTTGCGGGTCTCTGTTTTGGCGGTAGCAGCGCCCACGATCGCACCCACAGGACCGGCAACGGCTGCACCGATCACGGCCCGGCCAATGCCACCTTTAGTTTCCGTCACCGTCAAATCGTCTGGCGCGTCAGATTCGTAACCGGCGACTTCATCAAAGCTGTAGATCATACGTGGGCCTTTATCACCGCCGCGATGCCCAACGCAAAACAGTTGGTTTGCCTTGTCGATGGACACAAAAAGCGCATCTCCATCATAGATGGAATCGGTCTCCTTGAACGCCTTGCGGCGGCCTTCCAACGTATCCCAGTAATCAGCAAGGGCGGCTGTCGGTTGCTTTGCTGCTCGGATGCCCAATTCTGAAAAGAAAAAGTTGCTGCAGCCGGCGCAGATCAGGCCGTCAGCGCTTTTCTCACGGTTCAGCAGACCCAGCTTGCCACCGCAGACGGGACAGGTATTCGCCATGATTACACCTCATCTTTTGATTTTATAAAATTCTGCATTTTGTCAAAACGCAAAATCACACAACCCATCATTGAATTTGTAATTCGTTCATCTGAAAAAGAATCTTTCCATTTTTGAATAGAATTTGCTTTTCCCTTTTGGGTTTTCAAAGTCAGGAGTTTTTCCAGCTGCTTGATATAAGAATTTTCGACAACAACCTCAAAAAGGTCAAAGAGAGAAAACTTCATCATGTCATAAAGCTCAGTAGGGCTAAAATCAAATTTGAACCCCATCCTCTCATACTTCTTGAGCTCATCGAGCGTATCAAGAATCATATCATATCTTGAAAACAGAACATCGATATCTGAAGTCCTCTCTATCACTAGAAAAGAGTCCAAAACCTTCCGTATCCGTTCTGGTATTGTTTCTTCTGGGAAATCCACAAATTCTTTCCCGGTATCAGGATCGATTAAAACAACGGGATCTGGTGATTTGCTCCACTTAGCGTTCGGGCGCACAAAACGCAACGGCTCTTGGGCTTCAGGATCGTCTTTTTTCTTGAAGACCGCATTGATAACCCGCGTGATATTTTTCCGAAATCCAACATTCCATATCACGGGAACCACCTCACACATATTAAATTTACATTACATAGGAGGCATCAGAATGAACACCACAGACCGACAAGGCTACATTGACGCAATTATCAAACTGCTGGAAAAGGCAGACCCGCACAAGCTGCGCCTGGTCTGGGTTTACGCCAGCAAGCTAATTAAATAAATCAAGGTAGCAAAAGAAGGGGAACCCTTACGGGTTTCCCTCTTTTTTTTGCAGTTTTCTCGCCATCCGCTCAAGAAATTTCCAGTCTTCGGGCTCCAGATCGGCCAGAACTTCCACAAACTGCCGTTTGAAGCTGTCTTCTTCGTTCGACGTAATGTCAGCGAGAAAAGCAGCCAGCTTCTCCGACTGGGTGATCTGGTTGAACATCTCCCCTTCGCCTGTCCACAGCCACGTCTCATTGACGTTAAACTCGCGGCAAATGTCGGAGATCGTTCGGTCGCTGGGCTCCACTACGTTTACTTCGTAGCTGCCAACTGTATTTCTTTTGAGGTTCAGTCTGTCTGCAAAGGCTTGCTGCGTCAAGTTGACCTGCTTCCGCAGTTCCTTGACTCGTTCGCCGATTGTCATGGAGCTCACCTCCGCGACCTTATTATAGCACAGCGCAAAATGGAAGTCAATGAATTTTGTTTAAGAAATCAACAAAAATACTCTTGACAAATGTTGTTTAATGACTTATACTTGTCATGTAATCAACAAACACAAGCACACAGGAGGACAAAAATATGAAACGCTATAAGGTGTATGTCTACGACACGGTTGATAAGTTCTGGGACTGCTACGAGGTCCTTGCCGATGACCCGGTGGACGCCCGGAACGTGGCAGTGCAGCGGTTGATCGACGAGACTGGGCACGGTCTGGATGTCTACGAAGTGACAGACGTGCGCGAAGTCGGGAGGGCCGAACGATGAAAAAGGAAACGTTAAAACCGTGCCCTTTCTGCGGGCAGGAGCATACGACCATCACTGAATCTAATACTGAGGGCATTCGGATTAGATGTCCGAAATGCAATATCACATTTACCCGCGATTTTTATGAACATCGCGGGGAATTGGGCAGGCAGCGAACTATTGAAGCGTGGAATACTCGCCCTGAATAACCCCACCTGATGATGACCTTGTGGCAAGGGTCGAAACCACCCGGCAGCCAGCCGGGCAAGGTCGTGGGTGCCAACCACAGAAGGAGTTGATTTTATGGCAAAGGCAAAGAAGAACCGCACCGATCTGGCAGCAGAGCGGTACAGCATCCCCATTGACGGGGCCCACGCTGCGGACGCTCTGGTCAACGAGCTGTTTGACTCGCTGGATCCCCGGGACAAGCAGACCCTGCTCTGGATGGGCATGGGCATGGCTGCGGTGCGCAAGAACGACCGCCAGAACCAGCAGGACGGCGTGGCGTGATGGGAGGGAAGGACATGGACAATCTGAAATCACTGATTCCAGTTAGCTACGATAACCCGGAGCGCCCCACGGTGAGCGGCCGGGAGCTGCACGACTTCTTAGAAGTCACGACCCGGTACAACGATTGGTTTAACCGTATGACCGAGTATGGTTTCACTGAGGGCGAGGACTATTACTCATTTTTGAGTAATAGGTCTGACGGTCTGGCAGGCAAACCCCGCACCGACCACCAACTCACCATCCCAATGGCCAAAGAGCTGTGCATGATCCAGCGCAACGAGCGCGGCAAGCAGGCCCGGCAGTATTTCTTGGCCGTGGAAGCCCAGTGGAACAGCCCGGAAGCGGTCATGCGCCGGGCGGTGCTTATCGCCCAGAAGCAGAACGACCAGCTCAAGGCCGTAAACAAACAGCTTTTGGCTGAGAACAGCGAAATGGAACCGTGGGCAAAATTTGGAAAGGCCTATCATTCTTCCCCGGAAAACTCCATGCTTTTGCGTGAGTTCGCGGCGAACGTGCTGAAACCGAATGGAATTCCGCTGGGAGAAAAAGACCTGTTCAAGTGTTTTGAAGACCACGGATACCTCGTGAAGAACAAAAAGGCGCACGACTACCACCGTCCCACAGAAAAAGCTGGCAAAAAGATGTTTACCGCAAAGCCGCATTTCCATACGGCATCGGATGGGGTGTCGCTGAAAACGACTTGGACGCCGTATCTTACGCCGGAGGGTCAAAAGCACTGGTTGGAGCGATTTAGTAAAGAATATGGCCAGACCAGCCTGTTTGAAAGGGGTGCATAACATGACGCTGAACTGCATGAACGGTAAAGGAGGAGCAAGCATGAAAAAAAATTATTGTTGGCGTAGCGTCCGTATTGGCAAGCGCTTTGCTGATGGCCGGATGCAATAAGCAGGTTATTGACCTGACCTATGAATACAGCTGGGCACAGCTGAAAATGCCCGACGGAACGATTGTCGAGGGGAATGTCGAAAGCTGGTGCGACTATGAAGGTGACCAGCTTCAGGTTGTGATTGACGGTGTGACCTATCTGGTTCATTCGTCCAACATTGTTATGCGTCATTGATGCAAGGAGGGGCTTTATGAAAACCACGATGCGCGATAAGGTTTGCCAGCTGATTGGCAAGTATCAGTATCTCGAAGACTATTACAAAACGAAATCGGCCATCCAAGCACAAAAGAGCTTCTTAGACGGCGGCTTTATCATCCGGCTTGCAGAGCCTGCGCAGGCGGATATGTGCGGCCAGTTCTTGGCCGATTTGAACAAGCTACTGGAAGAGGACGAAGCCCCGGCAGACCCACGCAAGACCGCCCCGGCTGGCAAGTGGTGCGCGGACTCAGCGGCACAGGCAACCGAGAGAGCCGCAAAGGAGGTGCGGGACAATGGGTGAAGCACTGGCGGTTATCATCGCGTTTGCCGCCCTTCTTGGCATCTCGTGGGGCGTTACCTGCGCCGCCGTGTGGGCCATCTGCGCATTGATGCACTGGACATTCACCTGGGCCGTTGGAACGGCTGCGTGGATTGCGCTACTTCTGATAGGTAGCTTTTGCAGCAGCTCTAAAAAGTAAGGTTCACAATGGAAGAAGAATGGGCACTGTAACGAGATACAGGGAGGAACATAACGCATGAGTGAGAAGATCATCGCATATAAGGCCATGGACAAAAACATGATGTGCCGTGGCAAGCAGTATGAGGTGGGCAAGACCTACCATGAGGACAAGGCAGACTGTTGCCACGCCGGTATGCACGCCTGCGAGAACCCGCTGGATGTGCTGCACTACTACAAAGTATCGGATGGCGCACGTTTTTTCAAGGTCGAGTGCGGCGGTGACGTGGCCAAAGGTGACGAAGATAGCAAGTTTGCTTGCACTGAGTTGACCGTGAAAGGCGAACTGAAGGTCACCGATTTCGCCAAGATAGGCGTAGAAGCGGTAATGAAACGCATTGCGAAAAAAGCTGCCAATGCAAAAGAAAAGGCCTCTGGCCGGTGCTCCACGGGTGCGGCCTCTGGCTTGGGCTCCACGGGTGCGGCCTCTGGCTGGGGCTCCACGGGTGCGGCCTCTGGCTTGTGCTCCACGGGTGCGGCCTCTGGCGATTACTCCACGGGTGCGGCCTCTGGCCGGTGCTCCAC